CTTGGCCATTCTATTGTCATCAAATGTTATAACCTAAACAATTAAACCATTTCTTTATTGTCTAATGGTAAAGACAACACATAAACTATACTGACCAAGATATATCCTTCCCACTCATCAAACAAACCTGTCTGTAACCATCTGGTGCATTCAATATCTCTAAAATTTCATTCTCGTCGAACAAAGCAACTTCTGGGGCTGTTGTTTCAATTAACCTAACCAATGTGTTATACACATTTGGTCCATGCAACCATGCTTCAATCTGCATGGAACGACACTTACCTGCCAAAGCCTCATCTAAATCGCTTGTTTTATCAAACCATTGTAACGTATTTAATATAGTATTTAAACTTAACGCTCCTACATACCTTCGCAAACTATGATTGAACACAAATTTGCGTTTTAAATAATCCAAATCCTCAAATGAACGTGATCCTACTGTTATTGGTGTTTTATCACCATTTGTACATGTCATGCCTAATCTTTCAGAAGTTTCTTTTATTGTTAAAGCGTTAAACTTGTCCTTATATTCTTTAGATGATCCACAAATCTTATCATCGCCGGTTACATAATCTATAACCTGATACACATCAGAGATCTTACGACATCCTTGTCTATATAACGTAATGGCTGTTAAACATTTATTATACAAACAATTTAAAAACAATGTCAACCATGTACCAGACGGCAAACCATGCGTGGTTCTAAACACAGCATCGTAAACTAGCACGGTACTATTATAAGTAGAAACCATCAAAACGTCCATAACATGTTTGTATTCTCCTTTATACTTAATACGAAATACATCATGTATAGTTCTCATGATTTCAGCATTCAATGATCCATCCCATTTGGCGAAATCCGCATCACATTTTACTTCACATTTTTTAATTTTCCTAGCTACGACGTCAAAATCCAAGTACGGGTTAAACCCTATGCACATACCGTGCTTATGCATACCTTTCCTAATATCCGCTAGCAAATTAGCAAATATTCTCTTCATCCACAATATATGGGGTAACCGCATAACACGAAACGTTCGTGGATTTTTCCTCTTATGCTCTAATCTCAACTCATCCTTAAACACTTCTACGCATAAAATATCTTTTATGGTTATTTCATCATTTGCACATTTACTCTCAAACTCATTGAGCAAGGATCGCCCTTTAGGTAATATTACCTTATTATCATAATCAAAATAATCCTCTTTATCTTTTTCACAACCATATCCATTACTCGAATTCTTATTAAGCTTAGCTATCTTGTCACCACCGAAAACAGCGGTCTCCCAATCTGTATCATCAAATTCTGGTATTAAATCAGTGAGATAATCCTGTACAAACTGCAACTCTTCTACACTAACTTTTCCTTGCTTGACAAACGTTTTCTTCGACATATCCTCTAATACCTCAATGGGTTTATCAATAATTGGAGGTCCTTTCATTTCGACCTTCATACTTTCACATAACTCTGCCATCTCTCTATTATAATCAACATGAAATTTGGTAGGTCGGAAATTAGTTTTACCTACTGGGTATTTCTTTTCAATCTCGTCGGCATCATATCTCAGTCTAGCTCCAGAAAAATTTGGAATGATTTTAGTATCAATATCATACTCACATTCAGGTCCTAATGACATCAATTTCTTAATTTCTTCTTTCACAAACAAAGGTGGGACTACCATATATCCTACAGCTCCCATGCCAGCTACATGCATAGCTTCTATGCTTCCACATGATGATACTAATACAGTGCCACATAATCCTTTACCTGACAAAGGTGTAAACCACCCCGTTTCCTTGTGATGTGTAACAGCACTACCATTCGCTTCGTAACTCACAGGTACATCATTTTTCAATATAGCTACCCCAGTTGGTAATGGGCATATATTATTACAAGCAACAGCATAATGTTCAAAAGAAACCTTATTGTCATTCTTACTAAACAAAACATTGCATTTCTTATACAATGGCATGGTAGATTCAAATTTATATACAGCCAGATCTACTAACGGATATTTTTTGATGGCTACCACTCTAACTTGTTCTAGCTCGACGTGCTCATTCTCAAAATGCTCCCAACTTTGGTATATATTCACTAATTTACAATGTAAATTGTAATGATTTGGTGCTAAAAAATAATTACCACTTACTAAGATATGACCTAGACTACTCTTGTTATTATCATCACATATTTGTAACAGCCTAGAATGTTTACTTACGTTGTTGACTTGGGCACTAAATTCTTCGCTAACTCCTTGTGGGGAGAATGACACCCACAACTTCTGTCTGGTATCTTTGGCTTGCTTAAAAGCGCGCCTCCAACCCTCTAATGGCTGTACATCTTCAATAACTAACTTACCAAAGCAATACGACTTAATAAAAATAAAACAATTAATAATCATAACACTTGCTATCATATAAGGTATGGGATTATCTAACGCTGATTTAATAAAATTACTAATACTATCTTTTATGTTCGTTAATACCCACTGCATCCATTCTGACATAATGCTAACAAAATCTACAACATATTCATTAGCGACCACCACTTTTTCAAGGAGCTCATCTATTATACCTTGTGCTTCAGCATCCTCATACACTTCATCATTTATACACACTTGTGCTCGATTACTTATACTCGCCAATTCATCAGGTCGGAAGGCTACAGACGCTTCATTATTGTACCTATTATACTCTAAAGACTCTATTAAACTTAACAACCAAATTAAGGTATCACTTGGTTTCGATTTTTCAAGTGACGTTGGTAACGAAACATTAGCATTTATATCTATAAAATTATTAACCCACTTCTTATTACCAATGAAATCATACTTGTAATACTTAATATCCTGCCTAAAATCACTTGTACTAGATCTCGACACATCTACAACGTGAACTCGTCTAAATAAGGCTTCTGGTTCTGCAATGCAATCTGTTTTGGTAAAACCTTGCATATTTCTAAAACAGTTAGTTGTTCCTAATATTATTGATGAATTAAAGAATTTGGTGTTTTTCTTCTCTGCGGCGGCACATTGTAATGGATACATCACAGGCGAAACACTATTTATAACAAAAGACCATTCTGACTTTCCTTTTTGGCCAATATCATCCAAAACAAAAACATCTTGGTTTTCGTAATCATCATAAAAATCTTTTCCCGCTTCAATAGGTGGTACTGTATGCACGTATACGCTCTTATTCCTATGAGTACGTAATATCTCTACTAAATTATTCATTAATACTGATTTTCCACAACCTGGAGTACCTTCCAATACTATACACAAGGGTTCTGATCTAGCTGATTTAGCATAATTATTAGCGTACTTAACCACATTATTTACAAAAGCATTCCAAGTCTCTCTAGTGTATCTATTACTATCATTACCTACAAACCTTCTAAAAGCCTCACTTTCGTTGCACTCTACATGCAATCTCAATACTTCTTGTCTAAAAGCAGCATCTAACAATATTTGAGAGTTCTTAACATATTTACTATACAAACCACTCACCTGCTTGATTAATCTTTGTGAAATAAAATAACCTAATATATTTTTAATACTATCACACACTATTTGCACATAGGGCACGCACACATAATTAGCTTCCAACCAATATATAAGATCCAATATCATATTAAAAAATTTAATCATCACACTCATCAATGCATTACAATCTGTAAATCGTTTCCCCGACAATAAATTAAACTGCTTAATACTTTCTAACAGACCACTAGGTAAGCCAAAAATGGATACTAATAGTGCTAAATCATTAAGTCCTATCTCCAAAACTTGACTATTAAACACAGCTTCTGCTCTTTTCGAGATCGAATAAATATTTAATACTGTTATAACTACTGTACCAAAGCTAAAATAACCTTCTCTGCAAGTTAATATCAAAGTCAGCAAATCTAAAACTAACATTCTAGCTTCAAATGAGTTAAATTTACTAGCCATTCTTTTCATACTATCAGCAAAGTTATTGATAGACGTAAAAGTGTCCTTTACTACTCCTGAAAAAGGTCTCATAAAATCCAATATCTCGGCTTCCCAAACTTTCTTATCACTAAACACAAAAATTTTTGTTTCTTTAATCCTTATACACTTAGCCATTCTATACTTAGTAGCCTCCGTTCGTAAATACTTTTCTAATTTCTTACCATTAACTCTATGTAAAATAGCCTTATCTAAATTAAATATATAAAAATCTCCATCTCCTTCATAATAAGTGACATTTCTTGATAAACGTTTTCCAAACTTACCTTTCACTAACTTAACTATATCCTCTGGTAATCTTGCATCCTTAAACCTGGGTTTATCTAAAGATCTATAGCTCTCGCTACGCTCTTTATCCAAACAATCATAATCGACATTATCAAAGCAATCATCATACAACACATCCTTAGGTCCAGCGTAGACATCCTCTACGGTGTTAGTCTTAGATGTTATTGTAATCAAATTCTGGGTTTCAATATCCTGTCCGATTCTCGTCGAACACATAGCACCATTCAGCGGTGATGCGACCTCGTTTATGTTTTCTGTAATAAAATGTCAACCTTTCCTAAGAAAGGTAATATCAAGAATATTACTCTCAATATTTTTAACGGTTTCCAACCGGATTTATTCGCTATAAATCAAATATCAAACATGAATAATCACATTCGACGCATCCTTATTCCAAGAAAATCGTTTAAATTATTTCTGTTCTTCAAACTTGTTGCATACGGCGCATTTACGGATCAACAGACCCCAAGCAAACAGAATCAGCAAATTTAATTATCTAATACACACACTGCAGTAACACGCTGAAATGTTAATAGTCTATTTGGCTCACTCACGTAAAGCGGATAGACTGATACGAAATACGGTTCGGTTGCCTGAACCATATAATTTTAAAATGGTAAATCACCTTACAATGATTTGCCATCTCTTTATACAAAAACAAAAATAACGACCCCTGCAAGCCACCATTCCCAATGCACGGCTACATAATTGGTAGCCGTGCATCGAGAACGATAGCCCGCTAGGATCATTACTTTTGTTTTTGTTT